TCTGGATCTGCTTCTTTAGCATGTTTCCCATTCTATGTTGAAAATGCTTCTGCTTCAGCCGATAATTCTGGTGACAACGTAGTAAATAAATACTTGTTATATGTTACAGAACAAGTAACTGGTTCTTTGAAAGCTATGTCTGAAGGTGCTACATTTGAAATTACAGAAATCCCAACCACTTAAAATATAACGTTATAAAATAATATGGAAAATCAAGTTACACTTACAACTGAAGAAATCGAAAAATTCAGAGAGTTTCAAACAAAAAATCAAGAATTGATTAATGTCTTAGGTCAAGTCGAATTCCAAAAAATTAATTTGGAATTAACTCGTGACAACATCAAACAGGAAATGGTTCGTGCTGGTGAAGAACAAAATGCTTTCGCTCAAGAAATCCAATCCAAGTATGGTGAAGGTCAGATTGACATTGAACAAGGAGTATTTATTCCTTTCCCATCACAGTCTTAATATAAAACTTATCTGATTATTAAAGCACCTCTAAATGGGGTGCTTTTTTATTTCTTGTAAATATTTATGACATATGGCGGTATTATCTAAAACAGGTATAACTCAAAACAATACTATTCAAGCTTGGCACGTATCCCAATCTATAGATGCTTTAACTGGAGGTGTCGAGTATGATATAACTATTTCGGGTTCATTAACTTTAACAGGTAGTGTAGATTCATTAAATGGATATACAGGTAGTTTAAAAGGCACAGCCGATACTGGCTCTAAAGCTAACAACATTATAGTTAATAATAATGCTACTACTAACCAGTTATATAGATTAACATATGTTTTAGATTCCAACACCCCAGGAATTGGTACATCAACATATTTACCTTTATATGCTGATTCAGGTTCAGACGGTTCTGGATTATCTTATAACCCATCAACAAATGCTTTAACTGCTTCTGCTTTTGTCGGTACAGCTTCATGGGCCGAAAATGTAATTACAGTTCCTACCCCAGTTGCTATTAAGGCAACTGCTAATCCAAGTGGTAGTGCTTCAATTCCAAATAGTTTATTCCGTTTTATTGCGGGTGCAGACCAAACAGGAAATGCTCCAAATACAGTAGCTCTTACTATAGGTGAATTAACAGGTAAAACATTAGGACAAGATTGTTTTGTAACAGCAACTTGTTCAGGAAGTGCTGGAGTTGGAGCTACTATAGTAGTTAATAGTTTAATTGGAAATATATTAACACTTGAATCATCAGCTCCAAACACAGACTTTTTCTATACAGTAATGTATTACTAAAAGTAGTTGTATATTTATTGCTGTAAAGGTTTTTGTCTAATAGTTATGTATGTTAACTTTTGACTCTCTTTAATATATTTATAACAAAACGTAATTACAAAAGAAAATGGCAGAAACTTTAATATCACCTGGTGTACTTGCAAGAGAAAATGACCAGTCATTTATTACTCAACAACCAGTAACTGTAGGTGCCGCAATCGTTGGTCCAACTGTAAAAGGTCCTGTAGAAATTCCTACAGTTGTTACTTCATACAGTCAATACCAAAACATTTTTGGTACCTCATTTACCAGCGGTAGTGATTCTTACACTTATTTCACATCAATTGCTGCATATAATTACTTCCAAAACGGAGGTACATCATTATTGGTAGCAAGAGTAGTAACCGGTTCATTTACCTCAGCTACTTCATCTTTAATGGCTACTGGATCTGGTGGACCAACTTCTGGTTTATCTCCAATCGTATTGTCTACACTTTCTAAAGGTACTATTATGAACAGCTCAAGTAGCTTGTATAATAATGGTGCTTTAACTAGTGGAACCGCAGACAACATTAGATGGGAAATTGTTAACTCAAATACTTCTTCAGGTACATTTGATTTATTAATCAGAAGAGGTGATGATAATACTAATACTAAGACTGTATTAGAAACTTGGACCAACTTATCATTAGATCCATTCTCTCCAAATTACGTTTCTAAAGTAATTGGTGATTATGAGTTTAACTATAATTCAACCAAAAATCAAGTTGAAGTAAGCGGTTCTTATCCTAATGCTTCTAGCTATGTAAGAGTACAAGCTGTTAATTTCTTAACACCAAATTATTTTGATAATACTGGTACTCCAAAAGACGCTTATACCGGATCATTACCAACAACCCAATCTGGTAGCTTTGGAGCTGCTGCAGGTACTTTATTTGTAGGTGGTGGTGCTGCTTATTACAATGCTGCTCCAAGTGCTGCAAATTCACAAGGTATTCCAAGCAGTAGTTATGCTAACATGATTAACTTGTTAGCTAATACTGATGATTATAAATTTAACTTGTTAGTTACTCCTGGTTTGTATAACAGTGTTCAAACTGGTCAAGTAACTTCAATTATTTCTAATACTCAAAACAGAGGAGATAGTATTTACGTAATGGACTTAGTACCATTTAACTCTTCAGTATCAACAGTATTAACTCAAGCTGCTTCTAGAGATACTTCATACGCTGCTTCTTACTGGCCTTGGTTACAAGTAGTAGATCCTGATTTAGGTAAGAACGTTTGGGTCCCAGCTTCTACTTTAATCCCAGGTGTTTACGCTTTCAACGATAACGCTGCTGAGCCTTGGTTTGCACCAGCTGGTATTAATAGAGGCGGTTTAGGTCAAGTAATTAGAGCTGAACAAAAATTACCACAATCTTCAAGAGATACTTTATACAACGGCAAAGTAAACCCAATCGCTACTTTCCCAGGAACTGGAACTGTAGTATACGGTCAGAAAACATTACAAACTAAAGCTTCTGCTTTGGATAGAGTAAATGTTCGTAGATTGTTGATTACTCTTAAGAACTATATTTCACAAGTAGCTCAAAACTTAGTGTTTGAACAAAACAGTATTGCTACAAGAAATGCTTTCTTAGCTCAAGTTAATCCATATTTGGAATCAGTACAACAACGTCAAGGTTTGTATGCTTTCAAAGTAATCATGGATGATACAAATAACACTGCTGATGTGATTGATAGAAACCAGTTAGTAGGTCAGATTTACTTACAGCCTACTAAAACTGCTGAATTCATTTACTTGGATTTCAACATTTTACCAACCGGAGCTACTTTCCCAGCATAAAAATTTAAAGAACTAATATTTATAACAAAACAAGAAAATGGCAATTTTAAGTTCAAACGAAATATTCTTCACAGCCTTCGAACCTAAGGTACAAAATAGATTTATTATGTACGTCGATGGAATTCCTGCTTATATTATTAAAGGTGTAAGTGGTTTAGGATTCGAACAGGGTGAAATCATTTTAAACCATATAAACACTTATAGAAAAGTTAAAGGAAAATTGAGATGGAATGATTTGTCTTTGACATTATTCGATCCAATCACTCCTTCAGGTGCTCAAGCTGTAATGGAATGGGTTCGTTTACATCACGAATCAGTAACAGGTCGTGACGGTTACTCTGATTTCTATAAGAAAGATGTGGTAATCGATATCGTAGGTCCTGTAGGTGATATCGTTTCTGAATGGGTTATCAAAGGTGCCTTTATCAAGAATGCTAACTTTGGTGATTTAAACTTCGATAACGATACTGCTGCTCAAAACATTACTATGACTTTGGGTATGGATTACTGCGTATTGAACTTCTAATACAAAACAAAGAAATACAAGAGAGCTCGCGAGAAATCGCGAGCTTTTTTCTTTTTACAATATTTATAACAAAATAAGTTTATGAACGAATTCAAGTTTCCAACAGAGGTTATCGATTTACCATCAAAAGGTTTACTCTATCCTAAAGAATCTCCACTATCTTCTGGCAAAGTAGAAATGAAATACATGACTGCTAAAGAAGAAGATATTTTAACAAACCAAAACTACATTTCAAAAGGAATTGTTTTGGATAAATTGTTACAATCTCTAATTGTGTCTAAAGTTGATTATAACGAGTTAATCGCTGGTGATCAAAACGCAATTATGATTGCTGCTCGTATTTTAGGTTATGGTAAAGATTATGAATTTTCTTATGGTGGTGAGAAACATACAGTTGATTTAACAACTTTAAAAGATAAAGAATTTGATGAATCATTAATTACTCCTCACACGAATGAATTTTCATTCAAATTACCCCATTCAGGTAATGAAGTTACGTTTAAAATATTAACTGTTGGTGATGAGAGTAAAATCAAAAGAGAATTAGAAGGATTAAAGAAAATTAGCAAAGATGCTAATCCTGAAATTTCTACTCGTTTAAAATACCTAATTACCTCAGTAAACGGAGATCGTGAACAATCAACAATCCGTAATTTTGTAGATAATTATTTATTAGCTAAAGACTCTAGAGCATTACGTGAATACGTTAAACAAATCCAACCAGATGTTGATTTAACAGTTACTTTAAATATTGGTGACGTTGAGGAGGACGTTACCTTACCAATTACTATCAGCTTTTTTTGGCCTGAATCCGGAGTATAGAAAATACTTATTTGACCAAATACATCAAATCGTATTTCACGGTCAAGGAGGTTATAATTTTTCTGATGTTTATGATATGCCTATTTGGTTAAGGTTATACACTTATAACCAAATCAAACAATGGTACGATGAACAAAATAAAAAAGATGACCCTGAAGAATTAACAAATAAAATAAAATTAGGACAAGTACAAATTCCTGAACATTTTAGAGGTAAAAAAACAGCATATAATGGAGGGGCATCGTAAAAACGATGCCCTCTAATATTTATTAACATATGGCTGATGACGCTAAAAGACAAGCCGAAGAGATTAAATACCTTAAAGAAAGAAACAAATTTCTTGAGGAAGGATATTCCTTATCTACTTCATACTTAGAATCTTTAAAAGAAACTTTAGGGATTCAATCAAAGTTATCACAAAATGAAGCTGATACTTTAGAAGTTAACAAGCAATTACAAAAACTTATTAAGAATCAAAATACAGATCTTAATTCAATTGCTGAAAAAACAAAAGAAATAGCTAAGAATGAAAATTTAATAGCTAAAGCTCAACTTACTTCTAATAGCTTATCTAGTTCTCTTAATAATAAACAAAAAACAGCTGTTGCTAACGCTAAACAGCAAGTTGAATTACAAAGTTCTATAGCTCAAAAACTTCAAGATGAATTAAATAAAGCAGAAAAAGGAGAAAAAGTCAATCAACAAAAATTAAGAACATTAAAAAATAGTTTAGCTGAACAAGAAGCCTTAGTTGAAGCTGAAATAGAAAAATTAGGTCCACTACAAAAACAACTTTTATTTACCCAACTTACTACTTCTGAATTAGATAAACAAAATAAAAAACGAAAAGAAGAACTAGCAACTCTTAAAAAAATAGACGATTCTTTAGGAGCCGCAGGAAAATTTACAACTCTTTTAGGCAAAATTCCA